GCTTCTGACGCATCTAACACCTACGCTATTGGCGACGTTGTTAAGTTTGGAACTGGTGCGGATGCAAACGGTGTTGCTTATGTAACTAAAGCAGCTACTACTGATGTACCACTTGGCGTAATCGTTGGCTTTCGCCAAGCAGATCCTGGTGTTACACTACAAGCACCTACATTAGATCTTTCTAAGATTTATGTATCATTAAACTCAGGCACACGTTACGCTTACGTTGTAACTGATCCTAATGTAATCTTCTCTATTGAATCTGACTCTACTGGTGTAGCAGTTGGTGACGTAGGTAAGAATGCTGGTATGACAATTACAGCTGACCAGACATCTAGTTTGTCTCAGTCTAGCCCATTGTCTAGCACTGTATTGAATCACTCTGCTATTATTGCTCAAGGTACAACTGGTTCGTTGGCTCTGCCTTTGACAATCGTTGGTCTTACACAACGTGTTGACAATGCTGGCGGTGCTTATGCAGACGTACAAGTGATCTTTAATAAACATCAATTCAAGCAAGCCCAAGGCACTGCTTAATTAGGAGAATAAAACATGGCAGGTGTAATTACAACCGGATCACATCCAAAGGCCCTATGGCCTGGTATTAAAGCTTGGTGGGGTCAGGTCTACGACGAACATCCAGAAGAGTATACAGCTCTTTTTGATAAAGAAATGTCTCATCAAAACTACGAGGAAGACGTACAGTTAACTGGCTTTGGTCTTGCTCCAGTTAAAACTGAAGGTCAAGGCGTTCAGTATGATTCAGAAATCCAAGGTTTCACAACCCGCTACACACACGTTGCATATGCTCTTGGTTACATTGTAACTAAAGAAGAGTTGGATGACAACTTGTATGAGTCGGTTTCCAAGAAACGTGCTGGTGCTTTAGCTATGTCTTTCCGTCAAACGAAAGAGAACGTTGCTGCTAACATTTATAACCGTGCTTTCAATAGTACTTATAAAGGTGGTGACGGCGTTGAGCTTTGCTCCACAGCACACCCAAATACTTCAGGCGGTACTTTCTCTAACAAGCTTTCAGTTGATGCTGACTTGTCCGAGGCTTCCCTTGAAGATGCAACCATCGCTTTGATGGGCTTCCAGAATGACCGTGGTCTCTTGATCAACGTCATGCCTAAGAGCCTACACATTGCTCGTCAAGAATACTACAATGCTGCTCGTATCTTGAAGTCTGTTAATCAGCCTACTAACGCTAATAACGACATCAACGTATTACGTGCAAACAATGTATTCCCAGGTGGTGCAGTATTGAATCACTATTTCACATCACCACATGCTTGGTTTATTAGAACTAACATCCGTGATGGTATGAAGTACTACGACCGTGTAGGTATTGAGTTTGATCAAGATAATGATTTTGATACAATGAATGCTAAGGCTAAAGGCTATGAGCGTTACAGCTTTGGCTGGACAGACCCACGTGCCGTATTCGGTTCAAATGGTCCCTAATACTGATTAGGTTCTAACTGGATGGGGGCCACAAGCCCCCGTCTTACTTTTTAATATTTATTGAAGGATTTATAATGGCCTCTCTATTTCGTGATACAAAACTTGCATATATGAAAACAGTTCAGGTTGACAGCACAATGTCTGCCGCTACTGAAATTGCAAAGATCCCTAAGAATTCCCGCATCATTGGTTTTATTGTCAATGGCGCTCCAGTAGCTTCTGCTACTATTTCCCTTGGTAGCTCTACTACTGCTACTGAGTATGTTAATGCGTATGGTCTATCATCTGGTTACGTTAACTGGGTTAACGATGTAGACACTACAGCACTTGGTACTATAACTACTACAGACTCCTCTGTATACGCTATTATTAGCGCAACATCTGGTACTTGGCAAGTTTCTATCCTGTTCACTGCAACACAATAATAGGAGGTTGCAATGGCTAATACAACGTCTATTCAGATCTTGAATGACGGTCCACGTAATGTTGTTGTTAAGTTTGATGGTCTATTGGATACATCAGAATTATCATCTACAACTATCGTAGATCCTGCATTACTATCTGATATGAATATTAATGGCGTTAAAGCATCCAAATTACGTATCAATAAGATTGTATACGATATTGAAGACGGTTTAGATTTAGAACTGTTCTGGGATGCAGCAACTCCAGTACGTATTTGGAACTTAGTAGGACGTGGTAAAGTTGATATGCACCGTACAGGTGGTATCAATAATAATGCTACAAACCCTACAGGAAAGATTACAGCTGCTACCCAAGGATGGTCTAGTGGTGCAATATTATCTTTCACTATTATTTTAGAATTAATTAAACAATAATGCAAGTTAATGGTAACGCTAAAGAACTACAACTATCAGCTCGGATTGTACGGGCTGACGGTACTATTGTAGAACTAGGTACTATCGACTACTGGCATAAGAACCCATTTAAACGACTCATCTGGAGAACTAAATTATGGCTACACTCTTGGTCAACACGGGTAAAGCAATTGTTACAAACTACCTAAATGGTGGTGCAGCTACTCAACCTAAGTATGTAGCTTGGGGTACAGGTGCTGGAACAACTGGTGCAACCGATACAACGTTATTTACTGAAACTGGTACTCGTGTTTCTGGTACTACTTCACAAGTAACAACATCTACTACTAATGATACTTTACAAGTAGTTGGTACTCAAACAGCTGGTAGTACATTGGCTATTACCAATGCAGGTTTGTTTGATGCTTCTACTTCTGGCAACTTGTTTGCTAAAGGTGACTTTAGTACGATTAACTTAAACACAGGTGATTCTATTCAGTTCACCTTTAAAGTTCAATTTAGTTAATTATGGCTCTTAATGGTAAAGTACTTAACGGAGGTGTACTTGATGGCGCAGATTCAAAAACGATTCAACAAGCTGTTTCTGCTGCTGTAACTTCCACAGTAACTGCTGTTAAGAGTGTAGGTAAGTTTTTAACGACAACGGCTAGTACAAGTACTGCTAGCCTAAGTCGGCTGTTAAGTTTAAATAAACTATTGACAATAGCTGAATCAACAACAGCTAGCCTAGTTAAACTTGCACAAGTAATTAAAACTACAACAGCTACTACTTCAACAGCAAGTATAACAAAACAAGTTGGTAAATTATTATCAATTGTACAATCATCAGCAATAACTATTTCACGAGCTATTCGTACATCTATTACTACGAATGTGGATCATGTAATAGTTGTATTAACTGATATAGCATTTCACCTAGTAGCTATAAGCTACATGGTAACCGAAACAGTAAGTATTAAACGAGCAATAACTAAAACAATTACAGCAGTTGTAACGTCGACTGCAAACATTTATGTTAAGTATTTTAGAATCTTAACAGCTCTACAAACTTCTACTGTATCTGTAATACGTAGCATTGGTAGAACCTTTTTAGCAACACCTAGTAGTTCTGTAAGTATTGTAATGCATCAATTCTTTTATAAGTTTATTACCGCTACAGTTACAAGTACTACAACAATAACTAATGCATTAAGTAAAACAATAAGTTTAACTATAACAGCAAGCTTTACAATAAGTAGAGCACTTAATAAACTATTAAGAACTGTTAGTGTTACACTAATTAATTTGTTATTAAATGTAATACCTAAGTTTGGTGCAGACTTTGGAAACACATTATATGAACAGATTAGAAAACGATTAATATACAAAGTCTCTAACAGAGAAGTATCTACAAGGAAAGACTTAAATGGCTGAAGCATTCTCGTATAAACTAACAACTGAAAATGAGCTATTTGCTTTTGACTTTAGTCAAGTCCTAGCATCAGGTGAGACTCTTTCAACGGCAACCTGTTCTGTTATTGTTATGAATGGAACAGATCCATCACCATCTAGTATCCTTGTTGGTAGTGCTTCCATATCTGGAGCTAAAGCTAATCAACGTATCTCTGGTGGTGTCAGTGAAGTTACATATAGGTTAGTTATGACAGTAACTACTAGCCTTGGCAATACGTACACATCTGTGGGGGATCTACCTGTCTATAGTTCTGATTTGGTGTAACCCATGAGCTATCAGGCTAGATATGACAAAGGTGATTGGAAAGCCGCATGCGATTCATGTGGTAGACTAGTTAAAGCGTCTGACCTACAAAGACGTTGGGATGGTTACATGGTTGATGAGCGTTGCTGGGAACCTCGGCAACCTCAAGACTTTGTACGAGGTGTAGCAGATTATCAGGCACCTCCATACACACGACCAGAACAATCCGATACATTTATACCGTTTAATTTTACACAGCTATTAAGTTATTTATCTAATAGCCTTGTATCAATTATAACAACAATCATACCTGTACCAAAGATTATTCTATCAATCATTGGTGCATCTACAGCAATGCTTGATGCTGCTAAGCGGCCTTTCTTTGCTAGTAATAACCGTCAATTAGACGGAGCACCTTTAAATAATAAACCGTTAGGATAACATACATGTCCGCATTATATACAAATAACGCAGCCACTACGTTAGCATCTGGCATTACAAACAGTGCCACATCATTAACCGTAGCATCTGCAACAGGTGGTTTGTTTCCAAGCCCAACTGGTACAGATTATTTTTACATTACACTTGAGAACTCTGCTGGTACAGTACGTGAGATTGTTAAATGTACATCACGTAGTTCTGATACATTAACTATTGTTCGTGCTCAAGATAATACATCTGCATCTGCTTTCTCAACTGGTGATAAGGTTGAGCTACGTATTGTTGCTGCAGAGATGTCAGCATTAACTGCTGGTGCAGCTAGGGGTGGTAATAGCGATCAAGTGTTCTTTGAAAATGGAACAACAGTTACTGCTAACTACACATTAACAACAAGTAAAAATGCAATCAGCATTGGTCCTATTACAGTTAACTCCGGAGTATCCGTAACGGTACCTTCCGGTCAACGTTGGGTGGTTCTATAATGAGTTCATTAATATCTTCAGGTTCAGCAAGTGGCACTGGTGCTGTTACCTTAATACCAACATCAAGCAATAACAATCAAACCGTAACATTACCTGATGCTACTGGCACAGTAATGGTTAGCGGTAATATGCCATCGTTTAGTTATTATGGAAGCTCTGGAACATCAATTAGTGGTGGAACATTTACAAAAATTACTTTTGACACAAAAGAATACGATACCAATAATAATTTTTCATCTAGCCGTTTTACTCCTACTGTTGCTGGTTATTACCAAATAAGTGCTTTTTTAAGTTTATCTGGCAATACAACCGCAGGATATGGTAGTTTAAGTATTTATAAAAATGGTTCACAATACAGAC